CCGGGGTTACACCCGGAGGAATCCTTCGTGGCGAGAGCCACATTCGCTGATGGTAGAGATTAGCCTGATAGAAAGGAGATACGTATGATTGTTCGACAGAAGTTTGGGACAAAGTATCCCAAAATAAAGTCGAGATCGATTCCCGATCAAAATATAACATCTAAGACGAATTTGTATTATAATTCGTCCAATGTGTTATATCATACCGACCCTGGCGTGACATGTTTAGTGAAACGTCAGAATGAATCTATATGCTACACGGGTGGCATGCCTGGCCATACAAGGCAGGGTGCTAACTTTTGTGTGCATAAAAAGTATCTCTTCCATTATACTGGTGATCCAAAAACTATTAGTGTCACTATTGCGTCTAAGTCTTCATCGGCTAAGACGGAATATGGCACCCAACATGTCTATGGATCAATCTATCACTTCAATGCCGAGGCTGAGTTTTCTTCCGCTTCCGGTGTTATAACCGGAACGGGATTGCTCAACAGCGGAGCTCAGGGTTACGCAAATCAGACTTATCTGAAACTGCGTCCTGACTTAACTAAGTTTTCGCTACCCAATGATCTTTTAGATTTTGGGCAGCTTAAGGACTTAGCTACACTTTGGAGAAAAGGCTCATCGCTAGTAACTAACTTGGCTGGAGCGCGATTAAACTACAAGTTCGGATGGGTTCCCCTTGCGGGGGACCTACGAGCGCTTGTAGATGTCGTGTTACATCTGAGGGAGAAAGTAGCAAAGTTCAAAAGCCAGCAGGGTACGATTATATCGTCCCGCTGTACACTCTTGAACGATTCTATCACCAAAATAGGAAACGTCACGGTCGCTACACAGCTGCATCGACTTTGGCGTGGTCAAGTTGACCGTAAACTTCACGGCTATCTTGTTTACCAACCATTGCCTTTAACAGTAATGAGTTCGGTTGACGAGACCTTGCGTAGCATCATGGATGCTACGGGCTTTGAGTTGAACCCACGGATAGTCTGGGATAAAATTCCATTCTCATTTGTCGTTGACTGGTTTGTCAACGTTGGTGAGTTTCTGGAGTCTTATAAATCAGATGCCTTGGAACTTCCTATCAATATATTGCAGGTTTTCCTGCAGTATAAAGAGCGAATACAAGTTGACTCTTGGACTCAGTGGTATGACGATGCGTCATTCACCTACCGTCCAGCAGTCAGTCCGGGTTCTTCATCGGTATCGAGTCTTTTTCATCGATTTCCGATGATGCCGGACCTTGCGACGTTTGCTTTGCTAAAAACAAAGTGGCCGTCACTGAACCAAGCTGTCAATTTAGTCAGTCTTGGAACAACTCTAAACCACGGCGCAGTTGATACTTTCGGAAGAAAGATCAATCAGGCCAGCGGAAAGCTTTTATCCTACTTCGAATATTAATCGAATGTAGTAAATACTGCTTCCGGGTTCGGAGGTGACAGGGTTTACCTGTTGCGAGCGGGATATTTCTCCCAAGTCGCTAGTGAAATCTAGCATAACTTCTTTTTCCCCTTCTTGGGGAGGAGCAAACTATGGCTCTAGGTACTTCCCTTTCCCTTTCTACCGATACGCCAACAGACGTTGATACAAACCTTCGGGTTTATGCTCAGCGTTTTGTTGACTCTGATCACTCAGAGTATTCCGTCTCAGGACTTACCCTGCCTAATGAGCAGGAACTGATTGTCGGACATACTATCGGCAAGGGCGGCGAGCAACGTCATGTTGTGCGTCTAAACGAAACCGTTGTAGACGCCTTCGGCGTTCCGGGTACTGTTTCTGTTTATAATAACATTATCCGGCCACCTAACACCGCGATCACCAATACCGTCATCAAAAAGTTGGTCTATCAATTGATAGATCTTCTGATTGAGGGCGGTGCTGGGGCCAATATTGACGCGGTCCTCAACGGCGAGATGTAATTTCGCCGTTAGGAATTAGCGTTCGTCTATTGACTGTGCGGTAGATAGATGAGGGTTGTTACCTGGCAAGTACTAGGGATGCTTCTGGAGATTTCCATGAATAATGGTAGTCTGAAAAGCCTTCTCCTTTTGTGGGAGAACCTAGCGCAAAACCAACGCTATTCGCCTTATGTAGAAAAGATGGATATTACCACCTTTCATACTCGGGCGACCAACGAGGGTCTTACCTTCTTGACGCAAGTCTTACCATTGATTGGTAAGGCGTTAGATAGATACCACTCGACTTTCGAGTGGGCAGCACCTGAGCATTTCGTCTCTTTCGAGCGAATTGTTAACATTGAGAGAGATCTCAATGAATCACCTGCTGTTTTATCCATACCCTTATTTCTTGGGTATGCTATCTCTTGTGCGCTGGAGGGAGATTCCGTAGCCGTGGACTGTGTTCGACAATTGTCGTTCATATTCTATAAATATGAGGTACCCCATGACGATCGTACCGTTGAAAGGTTCCTGGAAAAGTTTAGACAAACTGATTCAGGTCTTTCTTGCTTTAGTGATAACGAAGCTAACCATGCTTCTCTATCGCTTATAGCTAAGATGAAGGTCTTGATCTCGAGGGTTCTGTGTAATACAGACCCTCGGATCATTACCCCATCTCACGGCGGCGGAGCAACCGCTTGTCGAACGGAAAATAAGGACAAGTATCATACACTCAGGTATTTTCCTGAGCTTGATGAAGTCTATCCTTATGACGATCTCTTCTTCTATTCTCCTACGCATCTGATCGATGCTATAAAGAGGTTAGAAGATGCACCATTGGGGGTCCGTCAAGCACGAGTTTGTCTCGTGCCTAAGGATTCTCGAGGCCCTCGCGTGATTTCATGTGAACCTGCTGAACTTATGTTTGTTCAGCAAGGTCTAATGAAGTTACTCTACGAGGTGATCGAGACCCACTATTTGACTGCTGGTCAGGTAAACTTTACTGACCAGACAATCAATCGAGAGTTGGCCCGTCAGGGTTCTATAACTGACGAGTATTCAACTATCGATCTGTCAGATGCATCCGACAGGGTGTCCCTACGCTTAGTGGAATTAGTTTTTCCAGAGCGTTGGGTAGAGTGTTTTAAAGCGTGTCGTTCTGACACCACACTCCTTCCAGACAAGTCAGTAGTGAAGCTAAACAAGTTTGCCCCTATGGGTAGTGCTTGTTGCTTTCCTGTTGAAGCGCTGGTCTTTTGGGCCTGCGCGGAGGCTTCCACGATAGGTGTACCTGGGTACGAATCCAGGAGCACTTTCGTTTACGGCGATGACATCATTATACGCTCGGATTTATTCGAGCGTGTAACTGAAGGACTACAGCTTATTGACCTTTTAGTCAATAAAGATAAGTCCTACAGGGTTGGACCATTCCGCGAGTCTTGCGGTGGTGATTATCATATTGGATATGAAGTCACTCCGATAAGAATTCGGAAAGCCCTGTCGTCACATGGAACTGGATTCGTTCGGAACGCTGACTTGGCTAATCTTTTTATAGCTAAGTATGGTTGGAACGATGCTGCGCCCCTCGTTGAAATTATCGAGGAAGCGATAGGCACCGTCTATCCAAGGACACTTCTCCCGATACCTTGTACCGTGAGGAAAGATCCTGACGTTCATAACGATGTAAACTTTTCTCGTAGGTTCAATCGTGAACTTCAGAGAATAGAATACAGAGTGCCAAGTCTGTCAATGAGCACGATAAATGCTCACCTTCCCGACTGGGAAGAACTCCATAGGATGGAGTTGACGAAGCACTCACCCGATCGGATGGACATCTTACTCGGCCGAAACAATAGTTTCGGCGATGAAGGTATCCGCTATGAGAATATAACGAAGGTTATAGACTCAAAACTCCGACCGGGCCAGTATGCAGATCCCCATTCTGCCCGTACGAAATGGGTTTGGACCTGGCTAGGTTAGCCAGGTAGTGTCTAGTCCAGCGTCTTCGCAGACGCTGGTATACAGCTAGACATAGGGGGCACTTTAC